CGACGGCGATGGGCATCGGTTCGGCGAGCGGCGCCGGTGCTGCATCCGGCGTGGGTGCGGCGACGGCCGCGAGCGTCGGTGTGGCGGCCGGCATCGGCAATGCGCTGGCCATCGGCGGCGCGATTGCGACGGGCACCGGCGTGGCGGCGGGCACCGGGACGGCTGCTGCTGCCGGCACGACACCGACATTCATTCCCGGCCGGGCGACGACCATCTCGTCGAGTCGGCGGGCGCAGGCCGGCGGCGCCAGTCCACTAGCTAGAGCAGCGTGAGGTGATCGGTATGGCCACACCGACCAACTACCTCGGCGATCTGCGCCGGCTGAGCGTGGTCTTTACCGACCTCGCCGGGGCGACCTTGGACCCGACCGCGGTCAGCCTGACCGTCACCGAGCCGGACGGGACCACGACCGTCAAGACGCTGGCCGACGGGGTGGTCAACGATCCCGGCGCCGGGGGCGCCCTCTACTACGACTTCAGCATCGCCAAGGCCGGACGCCACACGGTGCGCTGGGCCGGCACCGGCGCGTTGCAGGCGGCCGGGGCGAGCGAGTTCTACGCGCTGCGCAAGGAAACGCTGTGATAGAGGACAGAGGACCGAAGACCGAGGACGGAAGATGGCCCTGACGCTGATCACGCCGCCGGCGGTGGAACCGGTGACCCTGCAGGAGGCGAAGGATCATCTGCGCGTCGACGGCGCCGAGGAGGATGCGCTGATCTCTGAGGCGATCGCCGCTGCGCGGCTTGCCCTCGACGGGCCGGACGGCTGGCTGGAGCGGGCGCTGATCACCCAGACCTGGGACTGGACGTTCGACGGGTTTCCGGACGGCGATCTGGCGCCGCCCTTGCCGCCGTTGCAATCGGTCGCCTCGATCGCCTATGTCGATCCGGCCGGCACGATCCAGACGCTGCCGGCCTCCGCCTACAAGGTCTCGCTCGGCGGCGGCCGGCGGCCGCGCATCGCCCCGGCATACGGCACATCGTGGCCGGTATCGCGCGCAGAAATAGACGCGGTCAAGGTGCGCCTGGTCGCCGGCTTCGGCCTGGCGCCGGCGAGCGTGCCGGCACCGATCCGCGCCGCCCTGCTGCTGCTGATCGGGCACCTGCATGCGCAGCGCGAGACCGAGATCGTCGGGGCAAGTGTGGCCGAACTGCCGACGGTGGCGAACCTGCTGGCGCCCTATCGCTGGACGGTGATCGCCTGATGCCCGGCATCGGACTGCTGCGCGAGCGGGTGACCTTTCAGGCCGAGGCGCTGGCCGCCGACGGCGGCGGCGGCAATACCCTGACGTGGGCCGACATCCCGGCCGATCCGACTGTATGGGCCAGGGTGGCGCCGTTGCGCGGGCTGGAACAATTGCAGGGGCAGCAAGTGCAGGCGCGCGCCACGCACAAGGTGACCGTGCGCTACCGCGCGGATGTGACGCCGGCGCTGCGCCTGCTCTGGCGCGGCCGGCCGATGAACATCCGCGCGGCGACCAACCCGGACGAGGGGCGCAAGTTCCTCGACCTATTGTGCGACGAAGGGGTGGCGACATGAGGGTGCGCGGGCGAGTCGAGGGCGCCGCGGAATTGCGCAAGAAGCTGCGCGCGCTGCCCGACCAGCTGCAGCAGCCGATCAAGGAGGCGATCTTGACCGGCGCGACCGAACTGCAAACGGCGCTGCGCGCCGCCGCACCGGGACGGGGCAACTTGCGCGCCAAGATCGCCGTGCGGATTCGCCGCAAGGGCCTGGAGGCGCTGGTCGGCTTCGGCCGGGGCAAGCGCAACCTGGCGCACATCGCCCGCTTCAACGAGTTCGGCACCGCAGCGCATATCATCGCCGCGAAAAAGAAGAAGGCGGTCACCGCCGGCGACGGCGTCTTCCGACGGGTCCAGCACCCGGGACAGCCGGCGCGGCCGTTCATCGTTCCGACCTTCAAGCGGTTGCTGCCGGCGATCAAGGCCAGGATCGCCGAGCGGACCAAGATCGCGCTCAAGTCGGCCGGGCAAATCAAATGAGCGCCGATTCGTCGTGGCCGCTGCAGCAGGCGATCTATGCGGCGCTCGTTGCCGCGCCGGCGATCAAGGCCTTGGCCGGCGATCCGGCGCGCGTCTTCGACGACGTGCCGGAGACGGCGGCCTTTCCGCTGATCAGCATCGGCGACGCGACCGGCGCCGACTGGTCGAGCAAGACGACCGACGGCCTGGAGGCGACGATCACCCTGCACGTCTGGTCGCGCCAGCGCGGGCGGCGGGAAGTCAAAGTGATCCTGGATGCGGTGCATGGCGTGCTGCACAACGCCGCGCTCAGCGTCGCCGGCCATGCCCTGGCGCTGCTGCAGTTCGAGTTCGCCGAGGATTTCCTCGACGAGGATGGGCTGACCCGGCACGGCGTGGCGCGCTACCGGGCGCTGACCGAAAAAGTTTGACCCGGAATAACCGTAACGATGCATAGGAGATGTTGATATGCCAGCAACCAAGGGCCGCGACTTTCTTTTGAAAGTAGGCACCGCCGCCGCCGGGGTGACCGTGGCGGCGATGCGCACGACCAGCTTCACCATCAACGGGGCGAGTGTCGATGTAACCAGCAAGGACAGCGTCGGCAGCTGGCGCGAGCTGCTGGCCGGCGGCGGCGTCGTCTCCGCCTCGATCTCGGCGGCCGGCATCCTGACGGGGAGTGTCCAGGCGACGGACTTCTTCACCAAGGTGGCGAACCGCTCGCTCGATGCCTACGGCATCGTCTTCGACAACGGCGACAAGATCGACGGCACCTATCAGGTGACCTCCTTCGAGGCGGCCGGCACGCACGACGGCGAACAGACTTATACGATCGCGCTGGAATCCTCCGGCGTCCTCACCCTGACCGCGGTCTAAGGGAGACGAAGATGGCACTACTCACGGTTCAGACGGTCGCCGAGGCCGGTCTGCTGGCGACCTATGTCGCGGCGACGGCCGGCGGCGGCGACGAAATCCCGAACGATAACGAGGACGTGGTGCTGCATGCGAAAAACGGCAGCGGCGTCTCGATCACGGTCACTATCGCCGCCGCGCTCGCTTCGGCGAGCGTGCAGGGCTACGGCACCATGAGCAAGGCGAGCGCCGGCGGCGCGGTCGCCGCCGGCGCCGAGAAGTTCTTCGGGCCGTTCCCGAAAGCCGCATTCAACAACGCCAACGGCCGTGTGCCAGTGACCTATTCCGCCGTGACCTCGGTCACGGTGGCGGCGGTGCGGGTACCATGACGGCGCAAAACAAGCACCGCGGCGACGCGGTGGTGACGCTGGGCGGCATCGAGTACACGCTGCGCCCAAGCTTTGCGGCGCTCGTGGAAATGGAGAGCAGGGCCGGCATCGGGATTCTGCCACTGGCGATACGCTTCGGCCGGCAGGAGTTCGGGCTTAGCGACGTGATCGCGGTCCTGGCGCCGGCGATCAAGGCCGGTGGCCAGGAGGTGCCCAAGAACCTGGGCGAGATGATGCTCGCCGGCGGGGTCACCAATATGGCCATGGTGTGCGCCAGGCTGCTCGGCGAGGCCCTGGTTGGCGACGCAAAAAACGACGCCGCGCCGCCGGTTCCGTAACCGGCTTTCCCTGGCGGCGCTACCGCGAGATCGGCATGGGTGTGCTCGGCTGGCCGCCGGCGGCGTTCTGGGCGGCGCCCACGCACGATCTGTCCGCCGGTCTCGATGGCTGGATGCTGCGCGAGGGGCGCGGCGGCGGCGGCGATCTGGACGATGACGACGTGGCGCGGCTGCGCCGAATGCTGAAGGACGATGGAGTGCGTTGATGGCGACACTCGACTCGCTGGTGGTCCGTCTGGCGGCGGATTCCTCGGAGCTGCGCAAGGAGCTGGTGCGCTCCGGCGACCTGGTTGCCGCGCAAAGCCGGCGCATGAACAAGAGCCTGGAGGGCATCTCCGGCGGCTTCGCCAAATTGAGCGGCGCGCTCGGCGCCTTCGGCGTGGCGCTCGGCGGTGTGGCCATCGCCAGCTTCGGAGTTAGCGCCCTGCGCGGCGCGGCGCAAATGGCCGATCTGGCGGACGCCGTCGGTCTAAGCACGACGAAACTGCAGGAGTACCAGTTCGCTGCGGCGGCATCCGGGGTCAAGACCGAGCAACTGGCGGCCGCGCTCGGGTTCTTCGCCAAGAACGTCGGCGAGGCGCGCGGCGGCGGCAACGCGGCCATCGAAATGTTCCGCCGCCTCGGGGTATCGACCCAAGAGGCCAATGGCGCGGCGCGGACGCAGGATGCGATCCTGCGCGATGTCGCCGACGCCTTCCAGCGCCTCGAGGACCCGACCGCGCGCGCCGCGGCGGCACGTGAATTGTTTGGCCGCGGCAGTCAGACCTTCGTCAACCTTCTGGCCCAGGGATCGCAGGGATTAGACGCATCGGCGGCCGCCGCGCATCGCTTCGGCGCCGTCTTGAGCGAGGAAACGATCAAGTCGGCGCGGGATTTCGACGATGCGCTCGACCTGTCTCTCGTGACAGTCAAGTCTTGGGCGGCGGCACTCGGCAGCGAAGTTGTCGTGAAGCCAATCCAAGATTTTATACGGCGGCAAAAGGACATGGCTTCGAGTGTCGCCGATTTCACCGGCTCCATGCTGCAATCCATTCACGACTTTCTAAGTACGCCCGAGCGCGACAGTCCGATCGGCAGAAGCGGAACCGTCCGGCCGCCGACCGGGCCAGGACCGAAGCCATCGTCTGCGCCGATTGCATTGCCGATATCGAGCGAGCAGGAACTGGCGGCGCTCAAGGACCGCGCGGCGGCGGAGAGGTCCGTCAACGATCTGCGCATCCTGCAGCAGCAGCGGCTGAACGAGGCGGCGGCGCAGTACGACCGCGACCGCGAGGCGGCCTTCGAGCGCGGCGCAGAGGTCATCCGCGCCGATGCCGCGGCGATCCAGGAACGCCTCGACCGCCAGCGGGAAAACGAAGAGCAGACCCGGCGCGAGATCGAGGTCAACGATGCGCTGCTCGCCGCGCTGCAGATCAGCGAGCGCGAGTATGCGATCGTCGCGGCGACGATCGAGCTGAACAACAAGGCGCGCGCCGCCGGCCTGCCGCTGACCGAGGCGGAGATCGCCAAGAACCGCGAGCTGGCCGAGACCATCGGCGCGCAACGCGAGCAGATCGACAGGCTGAAGGAGGCCGCCGCCGCCAATCGCGAGGCGATGCGCGACTTGAGCCGGGTCATCGGCACCGCCTTCGAGGACGCGATCCTCAAGGGCGGGTCCTTGCGCGACGTGATGCGCGGCCTGCTGGAGGATATCGAGCGGATCATCCTGCGCGCCAGCGTGACCAAGCCGCTGGAGGGCCTCCTGGGCGGCGACGAGGGCGGCGGCGGGTTGCTGGGCAGCATCTCCGACGCGCTCGATGGCATCTTCGGCGGCGGCGGCCTGCCGCAACCCGGCCCCGGCGATCAGATTCCCGGCTTCGCCGCCGGCGGCGATCCGCCGGTCGGACGGCCGTCCGTGGTCGGCGAAGCCGGGCCGGAAGTATTCGTGCCGCGGGTGCCCGGCACCATCGTGCCGGCCGGCGGCTTCGGCGGCGGGGTGACGGTGGTGCAGAACATCTCGATCGCGCCGGACGTTTCGGCGGTGGCGCGGGCCGAGATCATGCGCCAGCTGCCGCTCATCCGCCGGCACGCCATGGTCGGCGTCTTCGACGCGCAGCTGCGCGGCGCGGCGCCGGGCTGATCGGCGGGCGGCGCGATGGCCATCGTCTATCCGATCTCGCTGCCCACGGCGCCCGGCTTCGTCCGGTCACGCCTGGTGGCGCGCACCGTCGTCGGCGTCTCCGCCTCGATCTTCACCGGCGAGCAGCAGACCTATCGCCACCAGGGCGAATGGTGGGAGTTCGAAGCCGCCCTGCCGGTCATGCTGCGCGCCCAGGCCGAGGCCTGGATCGCGGCGCTGACCGCGCTGTTCGGCCGGCACGGCACGTTCCTGTTCGGCGACCCGGACGGCAAGACGGGACTGGGCACCTTCACCGGTGCGCCGCTGGTCAACGGTACCGGGCAAGCCGGCAATACTCTGGCCACCGACGGCTGGACCGCGGGCAGCCTGCTCAAGGCCGGCAACTATATCCAGATCGGCACGGGAACGGCGACCCGCCTCTACAAAATTCTGGCGGATGCGACGGCGACCGGCGGCGCGGCCACCCTCGATATCTTCCCGCGCCTGCGCGAGTCGCCCGCCGACAACGCGCCGATCGCCATCGCCAGCTGCCGCGGCACCTTCCGGCTGACCGCGCCCTTCGAGTGGTCGGCCGACGAGCTGCACCGCTACGCGATCTCGTTTTCCGGCATCGAGGCGATCTGATGACGCGCACGTTGACCGCCGGCCTGACGGCCGAGACGCTGGCCAAGAATCTCGCCCCGGTCCTGTTCCTGGAACTGGAGACGGCGGATGGCATCAGCCGCGCCTGGTCCGGCTACGGCACCATGCAATGGAACGGGCAGAGCTGGATCGGCCTGGGGCACCTGGCCGGCGTTTCGCCGATCGAGGAAACCGGCGACGTGCAGGCGAAGGGGGTGGCCCTCTCGCTCTCCGGCATCCCGCAGACGCTGATCTCGCTGGCTCTCGGCAGCGTCCGCCAGGGCATGCCGGTGCGCCTGTGGCTCGGCGCGCTCGATGCCACGGGCACGGTCATCGCCGATCCGTACCTGACCTTCCAGGGCCGCTTCGATACGGCGATCGTCGACGAGGGCGCGGAGAGCGCCACCATCACCATCCAGGCCGAGAACCGGCTGATCGATCTGGAGCGGCCCCGCGAGCGGCGCTACACGCCGGAAGACCAGGCGATCGACTATCCCGACGACCGTGGCTTGGACTACGTGGCCTCGATCCAGGACAAGGCGCTGGTATGGGGCCGCAGCTGACGGCCTGGGTCCCACCCGCGCTGGTGCGCCGGGAGGGCTGGGAAGGGCGCCTGGCGGCGGTCGCTGCGGCGGCATCGACCATGCCCTACGAGATCGGCACGCACGACTGTTTCCGCTTCGCCTGCGCCTGCGCCCAGGCGCTGACCGGCGCCGATCTGTACGCGCCGTGGTCCGGCCGCTACCGGACCCGCATCGGCGGCCTGCGGCTGATCGGCGCCTTCGCCGCAGGCGGCGCGCGCGCCGGCATCGGCCGCCTGCTCGGTGTGGCCGAGCAACCGGCGCGCCTGGCCCGGCGCGGCGACTGGCTGCTCTACCGGGACGCCGGCGGCGAGCACATCGGCGTCTGCCTGGGCGGCACGGTCGCGGTCTTGGGCGAGCACGGCCTGCAACAGGCCGGCTTCGACGACTGCATCTGCTGCTGGCCGGTGGGGTAGGCGATGCCGGTCTTCACCGCCGCGCTCACGGCGGCCCTGATCTCCGTCAGCGTCGGCGCCGCGACAGCCGGTTTTATCGCCAGTGTCATCGTCGGCCTGGCCACCTCGCTGGTCCTCGGCGCGCTCAGCAAGGCGCTCTTCGGCAAGCCGAAGGGGCGGGGCCGCGCGGATATCGGATTCTCGGCCCGCGACCGGACCCTGAACGTGCGCCAGCCGATCACCGCGCGACGCCTCGTCTACGGCCAGGTCAAGGTCGGCGGGCCGATCCTGTTCCTGCACTCGACCGGGAACAACCAGACCCTGCACGTCATCGTCGCCCTGGCCGGACACGAGGTCGCGGCGATCGATGCCGTCTATTTCAACGACGAGCTGGTGCCGGTCAATGCCGACGGCTCGGTCGGCGGCCGCTACGCCGGCAAGGCGTGGGTCTACAAGCACCTGGGCTCGCCGACCCAGGCGGCGGATGCGGCCCTGATCGCCGCGGCGCCGGACAAGTGGACCGCGGCGCATAAGCTGAGCGAAATCGCCTACCTATACGTGCAGCTCACGTTCAGCCAGGATTTGTTCGGCGCCACCGGGCTGCCGAACATCAGCGCCGTCGTCAAGGGGCGCAAGGTGTTCGATCCGCGCAGCGGGGCCACCGGCTGGTCGGACAACCCGGCGCTGTGCCTCTCGAACTATCTGACCGATGCGGAATACAGCCTCGGCGTCGTCTACGCGACCGAGATCGACGAGACGGCGCTGATCGCCGCGGCCAATGCCTGCGACGAATACGTGGCGCTTTCGACCCTCAACGTCGCGGTGAGCGCCGATCCGGCGTCCGATGCGATGACGCTGGGCGACGCGAGCGCCCGGCTGACGACCGGGGCCAGGTTACGCTTTCTCACCACCGGCACCCTGCCGGGCGGCCTGGCGCCGGGTGTTGACTATTACTGGATGGCCCTGACACCGGCCGCCGGCAAGGTGGCGGTCAGCCTGGCCAACGCCCGCGCCGGCACGGCCATCGATCTGACCGGCGCCGGGACCGGCACGCATACCGCGGTGCGCCAGGCGGAATTGCGATTCACCGCCAACGGCATCGTCGAGACGGACCAGACGCCGAAGGAGGCGATCCAGGAATTGCTGACCGCGATCGGCGGCCTGCTGACGTTTACCGGCGGCCGGTGGGCCATCTTCCCCGCCGTCTACCGGGTGCCGACGGTGACGTTGACCGAGACGGACGCGCGCGCGCCGCTGCGCATTCAGACGCGCATCAGCCGGCGCGAGAACTTCAACGCGGTCAAGGGAGTCTTCGTCGATCCGGCGAGCGCCTGGCAGCCGACGGATTTTCCCGCCGTGACCAACGCCACATATCTTTCCGAGGACGGCGGCGAGCGGGTCTGGAAGGACATCAACCTGCCGTTCACCATCGGCGCCGGCGCCGCCCAGCGCCTGGCCAAGATCGAGATGGAGCGCACGCGCCAGTCGATCACGGTGACCATGCCGTGCAAGCTGACCGCCTTCCGCGTCGCGGTCGCCGACGTGGTGAATGTCACGAATGCGCGCCTGGGCTGGGCGGGCAAGCCCTTCGAGGTTCGCTCGTGGGCCTTCGCGCCCCACGAGGACGAACAGGGCAACCCGGCGCTCGGCGTCGATCTCACGCTGCGCGAGACGGCATCCGCCGTCTTCGACTGGGCGGCGGGCGAGGAAACCAAGCTCGACCCGGCGCCGAACACGACCTTGCCGGATCCCTTCGCCGTGCCGATGCCGGCGAATCTGGCGCTGGCCAGCGGCACGGCGCAACTGCTGCTCGCCGCCGGGGGCGTCGTCGTCTCGCGCATCGAGGCGCGCTGGACGCCGCCGGCCGACGGCTTCGTCGCCCACACCGAGGTCGAGTGGCGCGATGTCAGCGCCGGGGAGGCCTACGGTCAGGCGGCGATCGTCGCCCATCCTCTGGAGCGCATTCTGCTCTCGCCGGTGGTCGACGGCCATGTGTACGCGGCCCGCGCCAGGGCGGTCAATTTTCTCGGCGTCAAGTCGCCCTACGCCGAGGTCGCCAACCATATCGCAGTCGGCAAGACCGAGCCGCCGCCGAACGTCGATCAGTTCGCCATCCTGGTCATGGCCGACGGCACGCGGCGCTTCTCGTGGCTGGCCTCGACGATCCCGCCGGATGTGGCCGTCGGCGGCGGTTTCGCGATCCGCTACAAAGCCGGCCTCGGCCATGCCTGGGAGGCGATGGCGCCCTTGTTTCCGGTCGGCCTGCTCACCGCCAGCCCGGTGGAGACCAACGAGCTGGCCGCCGGCACCTACACCTTCGCCATCAAGATGGTCGATTCGACCGGCCACGAATCGGCCGCCGCCGCGATCGTCGAGGCGGCGATCGGCGATCCGCGCCTGCGCGATGTGCTGCTGGCGCGCAGCGAGGCCGACCTCAAGTTTCCCGGCAGCAAGACCGACTGCTTCCGCAACCCGGAAGGCCACCTGGAGGCGATGGGCAACGCCACCACCGGCACCTGGGCCGCGTTGCCGGCGACCTGGAGCGCGCTGAACGGCAGCTGGCTCGGCATCGTGCCGAGCCGCTCGCCGATCGTCTACGAGACACCGACCATCGACCTCGGCGCCGATATCTCCTTCACGCCCTTGGCGAGCTTCGACGGGCTGGGCGCGGCGACGATCGCGATGCAGGTCGGCACCTCGGCGCAGGAGGGGCCGGTGGGCGCCTTCGTCGCGTTGGCGCGGACCAAGGCGCGCTTCCTGCGCGTGCGCGCCACCGTTGCTGGCGCGACACCCTTGATCCGCAACCTGGCGGTCCTGCTCGACGGCCAGACGGTGATTCAGGATTTCGACAACGTGAACACGGCCGCCGCCTCCGCCGGCGCCGTCGAGCGCCTCGCTACCGGCCACTTCAAGATCGCCACCGACGGGCGCATGGCGACCATCGTCTCGGCCAAGGTGGTGGCCTTCCAGAACGCCGGCGCCGGGTGGACCTGGGAACTGCTTTCCAAGGCAACGACCATTACCGGCGGCGGCACGCCGGCCGCCGAGTTCAAGATTTACCAGAACGGCGTCCTGGCGGATGCGACCGTCGATGTCGAGATGAAGGGGGTGAAATAGCATGGCGAAGGTTATTCCGACCGATGTCAGCCGGGCGAACCTGGATGCCACCGGCGACGATCCGAAGCTCTCGCGCCCCGACCTGCTCGATCTGGTCGACAAGTTCAACACCCTCAAGGCGGCGCTCGGGGTGGTGGCGACGATGGCGCTGGGCAGCGGCTTCTCGGTGACCGGCCAGCCCTCGGGCACCGCCGATATCCTGAACGTCGCGCTGATCTCCGGCTTCACCACCGGCGATGGCAAGATCACCCTCAAGACCGTGCCCGATGCCGGCTGGGTGATGGCCGACGATGGCACCATCGGCGGCCCCGCCTCGGGGGCGAGCAACCGGGGCAACGCCGACACCCAGCCGCTGTTCGAGCTGATCTGGAACAACATCGCTAATACATGGGCGCCGGTTTCCGGCGGCCGCGGCGCCTCGGCATCCGCCGATTTCGCCGCCAACAAAACGATCAAGCTGGGCACCATCCTCGGCCGCGCCTTGGCCGTCGCCGGCGCCGGCGCCGGCCTGAGCGTACGCGCGCTCGGCGAAGCGCTCGGCGAGGAAGCGCATATCCTGACCGATGCGGAAACGGCGCCGCACCTGCATGGCCCCGGGACGCTGGCGGCGCCGGCGCATACGCATTCCTACACTCAGCCGGACGATAACGGCGATCCAGGCTCTCAAGTGAGCATTAACTTAAGCGGCGGCGATGCCGCGGTTACGTTGAATACCGGCTCCGGCGGCGGCGGCGCGCTGACCGGTTCGACCGCCGCCGCCGGCGGCGGCCTGCCGCACAACACCATGCAGCCGACGGTTTTCCTCAAGCTGATGCTGAAGCTGTAGGCGGGGCGCGGCAGGGCATGAGGGGCATGAGGGGCACTTTGGGCATGCGGGGAATCCGACCCCCGGATCATCCTCGGATCAAGTCCGAGGACCGGGGCAGGCTATGAGCGCCGGCAACGGCGCCGGCAACGACGGGGCGCGGCGCGCGGAGGCGCTGTCGCAATCGGTCTGGCTGACGGTGACCGCGCGCGCCGCCAGCATCATGGGGCCGCTGCTGGTCGCCATCGTCGGCTGGGTGGTGGTCGAGATGCGCGCCGACTTCAAGGACCAGGCCAGGGAAAACGCCAGGACCGCCCTGGAAACCGCGGTCGTCCTGGAGCGCGTGACCACCACGCAGGATGCCCTGCGGCGCAGCGACGACAAGCAGGACGGCCAGATCGAGAACCTGTGGCGGCAGGTCCGCCGTGGTCTCGGCGGGGACGAGCCGAGATGAGATTGTCCGATCATTTCTCGCTCGCCGAAGCGATGAAGTCCCAGGCGGCGTTGCGCCTCGGCATCGACAATACCCCGCCGCCCGAGGTGCTTCCCGCGCTCGTGCGGGTCGCCACCGGCATCCTCGAGCCGGTGCGACGGCACACCGGGATTCCCTTCCGGCCATCGTCCTGGTACCGCTGCCCGGCGTTGAACTCGGCCATCGGCGGCGCCGCCGCCTCGCAACACACCAAGGGCGAGGCGGTCGATTTCGAGGTGCCGGGCGTGGCCAACATACAGGTCGCACGCTTCATCGAAGGCCACATCGCCTTCGACCAACTGATCCTGGAGTTCTACCGCGAGGGCGAGGCAAACAGCGGCTGGGTGCACTGCTCGCTCAGACATGAAGGTAATCGAAGACAGGCCCTGCGCTTCGATGGAACGCGCACTCTGGCCGGGCTGACCGACAACCCCTAGTGCGATGACACCAACGCTTGGTTCCAAGCGTTGGTGTCTGAATCGCACTAGATTCAAAACGTTAGTGCAGCGATGCCAACGGATGGTACCCATCCGTTGGCTGAATCGCCGCACTAGGAAGGAAGAGGAGAGAAGGCATGAAGGCGTTTTTCACGTCGAAGACGATCTGGACCCAGATCATCGGCTTCGCCGCCATGTTCGCGGCGATGTTCGGGATCGACATCGCGCCCGAGGATCAGGCGGCGGTGGCCACCGCCATCATGGGCGTGGTCAACGTCATCGGCATCATCGTGCGCTATCTGACCAACAGGTCGATGGCGGACAAGGCCGCCTGATCCCGGATCGGGGTCCGGGACTGTGTTCGACCTTGTCTCGCTCCTCGCCGGCCTGGTGAAAGCCGCCGCCGCCTTGGCG